TATTTAATTCTAAAGTTACCTGCGGCTTTTTGTTTCATCTTAACTTTCATTTCAACATTGTCTAAGTCTTTAAATACTTCCTTAGACTTTGTATCAGTCAACATAGAATCGATACGCATTGCTGATAGTTCTTCACTCAATTCTAGTGTGATGTACACGCCTGATAAGCCTTGCTCTACCCAATTGACTGATAGATTTTGCATGAACAATGATTTACCTGAACCCGAACCCCCAGCAAAGATTTGCAGTTCACCTTTATTAAAACCACCATAGAGTTTTTGATCTAAGCAGGGCCAACCACATGATACTTGACCGTTGCTAGATTTAAGATGCATAAGACGAGCCCTAGGATCTTCAAAGTAATCGATACCTAAGTCTCTTTGTAATGATATTTGTACTGCATCTTTAATTAACTTTTCAACAGGATCATAATCACCTTTCTCTAACAAGTCTGCTGATGACATGATTGCTCTTTCTAATTCTTGTCTGCGAGTAAACGATTCAAACTCAGTCATAAACCATTCGTAATGACCATCGTCTAATTCATCAACTGTGTCGATTGTTTCTCCTGTTGTTGCTTTGATTTGCGTAGAGTCAGGCAATACCTTATATTGCTCTGAATGTTCTCTCATAAACTCTGCGACAGGTCTTAATCTTCTATCAAAGTTTTCTGCGTTAAAGATATTATTGACCCTAACAAACAACTCTGCATTTGTTATCATCATTCGCAAGAATAATTCTTGTACTTCTACGTTAAATTCTTTTAGCAATTTTATTCCTCATAACTTCTACTTTAATTTTGCTGTTTGTTGCGGAGTCTAATATACTTAGTAGAGTATTCAGACGACCATATTTAATTACAGCATCATTTGCATCTTTAATATCTTCTGACCAGTTAGGTAAAGACACATCAAAACCTAGTTCTAATGCTCTTTCACATATACTTAAACCTGTTTTATCCTGATCAGGAACAACAATAACACGTTTACCCAATTTGTTAATGACAGCAACTTGATTGTCATTAATTGTGTCATGTGTCAGTGCTAAACCGTTCATTGAGATAGCATCAAAAATACCTTCAAAAACTAATACGACTTCCCAACTATCTTTTTGTAAATCAGTACCAAATACATATCCTTGTTGTTGATCATTTATGAACTTAGGATTTCTATCGTCCATAAATCTTATTGTACTACCTACAACTTTGTTTTCATATGTGTAAGGGATAATTATACCCTGCGATTGTCTTCCCTCTGCATTGGGATTAACCATAAAAGGATAGTCGTTGTGTTGTAATCCTCTTTTGTTCAAGTAGTCAATGTACACTTGATGATCTTTATTAGCAGTATAAATCAACTCACCTTCTGGCATTGGCTTTTCTTTAAACGTAGGTAACTTCTGTTGTTTCTTTTTGTGTAGGATAGAATCTATCAAATCTTTGTGTTGAATAGAATGCAACGACCATTTATTAATATCTTGGTCTGGCATATTACACCATGATAAAAAGTTACGTGTGCGTTTACTAATTGCTCTGCCTAGTTTGAAACCGCACTTAAAGCCACAATTAAAACAATGATAGTTCCAATCATCACCGTCTGCTTTAATTCCCCCTCGCATTCTTTTGTCAGGGTTATGTCCATTGTGATGGCAACAAGGCGCATTGAATGAAGTCCATCCACTCTGCGTCTGCTTCTTTTTGCCTGGGACAATCGTAAGTATATCAAACATATCTGATATTATAGACGAAAATAAGAGTTAAAACAAGTAAACAGGGTAACTTATCTAGCCAAAATAGTAACTATGTTACCCACATTAGATTCAAATTTAACCTTTACGAATGGATGATAGCCGTCGATTGTATAACCTATAGTCCTAGATTCACTCTCGCCTGTTTCTGCATTACCATATGTGTGTGTTTCAATATCATAAAAGTTTGCATCAACTAAAGTTGATCCTTGAATAGTGACATTGCCTACATAATTTGCATAGTCGATTGAAGTAGTTAATACAGGATTATCTTGCGTGTTGATAATACTTGAATAAAATGTTACTGCTTCTGAATTTGCATTAGCATTTGCATTAGGAAATGGTTGATCGTTTGGTATTGTTACGTTCTGTGATGGTACAAACGAAGGTAGTATTGAGTCAACAATATTTAAATCACCTCTAGCACCTGCTTTAGAATCTACAAAGACAGGTAAATTAAGATTACCACTTGGCCATTCTAATGAATAAAAACATTTTTGCGATTCAATATCTTCAATTTCAGCCGCTGTTGTGTTTAATTGAAATATACCGTTGACATCAAGTACAGGTGTCAATGCCTTTCTGAAAAGGATTTCGGTACCATCTGAGTTGATGGCTCTAAATGATATTTGTTGACTTTCAGTTGCAATATATGACAAGTCAACAGGCTTTTGTTCCTGATTTAGAAACTGAAACTGTAATTGATTATCGACACCTTTATTTAAGGTTAATGGTTTTGAATAAACTGGCATATATTTCCTCGGGCTTGTGCCTGACAAAACCACAACGATTTGTCTGACTGTATAAGTATATACTGATGTAGTGTAAGACACAAATTTTAATCTCCTATAGAATATATTTATCTTTAGGTGCGTTTACCAAGAAATTTGACCATTTTTTTCATCGTACTAAATACTTTACAGACATGACAGATTCAAAGAAACCCATCGACTTTTTTGTCAAATTGACAGAGACTCACCCGTTTATTTCGGTGTTACAATATGCCGGACAAGACTTTGTGGGCATTGTTCAAAACCGTGATGATCTTGTTACAACTATCTATGACTATGGTGCAATAGTTGATCCTGAAAAAAGACTAAAGTTTTTAGAATTAGGAGATGTTTGGTGGTGGGAATCAAATCGTCAAATACCAATTCATTTATTTCTTAAGCAAGAGTGGGCAATGTTTAAACCTTTCTTAAGAACATTCAATAATAAGTCATTAACATTGTTGCATGGACCGATTGTGTCAATGACTGACTTCCAAAAGAAAAGAGTTAAAAGAAAATCGATTACTTTAGTAAAACGACCTTACTAAGAAACAGAAGGGAATTTAAGTCTTCTAGCCAGTTTAGCACTTTGGCGTTTCTTTTTTGCTCTGCGTTTTCTAGCCAATTCTAAACTAAGTTTACTTTGTACACGTTCTTCAAACGTGATACCTAATAGGTGATCATATTCATGTAAAAATACACGTGCTTGAATACCAGTAAGATGTTTTTCTTTAACGACTTCACCATCGATTTGTTGATAGGTGACTACGCATTCAGGTTGTCTTGGAACATGCAACCATAGATCAGGATAACTTAAGCACCCTTCTAAAAATAATTCTTTTTCTCCTCTAAGTTCATCTACTTGAGGATTAATAAAAGCCATTAACTTTTCATCTGTGCCCATGATTAATATATTTTTCATTACGCCACATTGTGGTGCGGCTAAACCAATGCCAGGATGATTAGGATTAAACATCACTTTAGTCATTGCTTTAATTAGTTCAGTTGGATCACCGTCGAGTTTAAAGTCCCAAGGCTCACAAGGTTCCTTTAATTTAGGATCGTTTTCTGGTATTAAGTTTAGTGTCAATTCTTCCATTAGATGTGCCTCTGATACTCAAACAATAACATTTCACCTTTAAGTTTTGTTCCTATTATTTCTTTTCGACCTGATACTATGTATTCTCTTTCTACTGTGCCGTCATTATATTCTATATCTAATACACGTAAATCATCACCTGTTCTATCTGGGTTTGTTTCGTAATGCATAGTAGTAAATGAATGTGCATGTATTGCTTTTACGCCTCTTGACCACTCTTCGGCCGCTAACATTTGTCTCTGTCTTTCTACTCTATCGTCATATTGACTCATCTTGCTCCTCTAATAAATTCATATGCACTACAACTAATTGTGCATATGCCACTGCATGTGACTTTTTAAACGTGTATCCTGTATTGTTGTCAATCCACACAGTTTTACTTATCTCTTTCCATGTCTTCCCAATAAGATTTCTTTTTGCTGGACGAATAATAGCCAAGAACATTGCTAATCTTGGAATACTATTAATAGGCTCTGGCATTTGTTGCATAACATCATATTGTTTGTTTAGATGCAACAACACAGATACAAAATTTCTTTCTTTTAATCGTTCCCAATTAGGCTCAGTCATAAGACTAATTAAATGTAATTCATCTTTTACTGCTTTATAGATGTTAACATTTAACAGGTCTAACTTAAAGTATCCTCTTTGATCTGCTTCTTTATAATCTAAAGAACACATATCATTTACAGGGTCATAGGGTACATCTGTTATGTATACACCAGTAGGATGTTTCTTTATTGGCTCTACATCACGCATTGCCGCAGGTACATGTTTAATCAACTTGAGTAGTTTTTCTCTATCTCCAAAGTCAATATCAATATCTGACTGTATACTCATTTAAGTCCTGCTTGTTTAAGTTTCTGATATGCACGTTGCACAACGATTGCTTGGTGTTCTGCGTCTTCTACAGCCTTGTGAGACGTTACTGCTTGACCATCTTTAAGAGATACGTTGCAAAGATCATATATTGTTCTTGTGTCTCTAATAGTGTAGAAAGGCCAGGGTATCGGCATTTCTAATTGCCTAAAGGCATTCTCTGCAACAACAATATCAAAACCAGCGCCATTAGACCAAACTGCTCTGCGATTCCAGCAGAACTTGTATAACTGATCCATTGCATCTTTAAACGGAATCCTATCTCTGTCACCCATTGCTTCATCAATTGCATCCTCACTTTGTTCTCCCCACCACCTTAATGTATCAGGGTTTATATGTCTATTTAATTCTTCTGTTTGCGAATCTATCTCAGGACGTAGTTCTAGTTTTTCTACGACTCCAGTACCCATAGGATCAAAACGAACAGCACCGATTGTTAAAATAACACAATCAGGATCTGTACTTAGAGTTTCCATATCTATCATTACGTCATTTGCCATTAGAACTCCATACGTTATCTTCGTCTTTTATTTCTTTTATTATATCATTTCTGAGGTAATTAATCAACAAAATGGAACGTTTTTTGGGTAAATGTAATGGCATAGTAGAATGCATTAAACGAGTATTGTAAAACAAGATACTACCTTTTGGCATATCATATTGTTCTGCATTCTCTAAAAAGTATTCATCATGCACGCCTTCATAGCAATCTTGTATATCCCAATCTTGTTGATGACTATAAGGAATAAGTCCAGTTGCTCCTGTGTCTTTGTCTAAGTCATCAAGTGGAATAATAACTTGTATACCACAGACATCATTGTTTTCTCTTTTATTATATTTTTTAAATCTGTGCGGTGTATCAATATGAGGTCCTACCCATCTGCTTGGACCATTGATTGTTACGATATCACTTGCATAAAATGTTGCATCAGTTAAATGCTTTTTGATTTCAGGATAGATGAGTTCATGTATCTCTTGTACTTCGTCCCAATCATCCGTGAGTTGACTCCACCATACAGCAATGCCAAATAGTTTCTTACATGCCTCTGCTTCTGCATACTGCTTCTTATGTGTGGATGCACGTACAGGGTAGAGTTCGTCCTTTCTGTCGTTTATACGTTGAATAAGGTCGTCTGATACGATATCATTTATGATATCAAAACCCCTGCCTTCATGTGATAATTGATCATTAATGATATCTTTTTTACCGAAGATACGATCATAGTTAGCGGCATAGGCTTTTTGATTTTCACCCTTTCTAGGTGCGGATCCTTTTCCGCCGTGCCACTGACTCATTGCCACCTCGTTTCTAGCCACACACGTTCTTCGTCACCTGCTAGATATATTCTACGTTGCTTATGATCTTCTTCATTAGACCAACACCAGTTTTCATTTAGTGTATCGTATGTACTGTCGTTGTATTGTGCTAGGCTCATAAAGTTTGATAATTCATGTACTCTGTCGTAATCTTTCATATCACAACTAGGTCCCCATGTATCCCAACACCAATCTCGTACTTTATTAAAATTTATAATAGAAGACAAATCAGTATGTGCTAAAGGTCTAGGATGAAAACGTTCATATCTGGGAGGAGTTTTAGTGACACAACACCACTTGAATATGTCATGTCCTTTCCATCGACCATCTAGTTCATAAAATTGTAAATGTACTTCTACTGTATTCAATACCCTGCTTGCCTCAATAACTCTTTTACTTCAACTACAACTTCTGCATCACGGTTAAATTTAATCGCCCACTTCTCAGGGTCAATATATTCTAATACCATTTTTTGTTGTACTTCATCTAACTTACTTAGAAACTCTGCACCAGACTCACTCTGATACAACGACCAAGGCGATACTCTTCCTGTTGTGACTTCATAACAGATTCTATTTGGAGCACCATATCTAAATGCATCTTTACTTTCTATCTGATCATCTTTACAAATTTCGATAAGAGTCTCCATGCTACGAGCAATTGCATCTAATGGATCTTCTTGTCTAAGATATTCAACAATAAACTTAGTGTAGTTTTTATCACTAGTCCAACTGTCAATTCTAATTTGATTTCTAAGCAACCAATCAGCATAACGATTCACATTGATACATCTTGTGTTAACACAATAATGACCGAACTTAACAAAGGCTAGATAATAAGAACTTTTAGTAAAGTCCACATAAGTTTTTTGTTTTTTGCTAGAAGTGTTTTGTGCATAGAAGTTTAACCATGCATTAAAACCTATACGATTACCTTTAAGGTTCCTATCACCATATCTGCGTTTCTGTTCACAAAGATGTTTTTCAATAGTACTTTCTTTTGCAAAACTTCTTCCGCAAAAATCGCAACCAAACTTTTTAGTTGCCGAGTTCTTTTTCGTATTCTTCGATTTCATTATCTGTAACGAGTTCACTAAGTAATTCTACCTCATCAAATTTTAATTCTGGAAACTTTTCTGCTAGATACATTTTGCGTTTGTGTTGTTCACAAAACAATTTTGCTATCTCAGTGAGTTCTCCTGCTGTTAGTTTAGGATATACTTTTTTATAGTAATCTTTTATATCTTTAGGCTTTGCAGTATCTTTTAACTTGCTTACGCCTGCTTTAATGTGAGGGATCCATTGATGAAATTGTTTACCAATGCCTGGACTCGCCGCACATAACATCAACCATTGTAATTTAGGATGATGCATTACGTTTTCATTAAACAAATGTGTGTTGGCATGATAGTCAACACTCTGTAAATAGTATTGCGACAACTCACGTTTACCTTTTACTACACTAATCCAATGTAGCATCATAAACGGAACAAACTTCTTTTGTTGTTCAGGAGTTAGTCTATCGTAATAATCATAATCTTTTTTATCGATTGCCGCTATTGCTTCAAACAAGTTGAAGTCTTGTTTTTCAAACTTTTCATCTGTTGGAGTTTTTGCTCTAGCCAAAACCGCCCCCTAACCAATAAAAAAATGTACCTACGATTGGTAACATTATAAACAAATCTACTATCCAATGCAGTGCAATAGACAGTGTAACTATTTCTTTCCAATGTAGTTTGCAGACATTCTTCCAATGATCAAAAGACTTGAGCATAATCTACAACTTCACAATTTCT